AGATAATTATATTTGTACTTTATAAGGAGATACCATGACTGAAAACGTACAAGAACAAAAAGCACCGGAACAAGCTGCGGCAACAGCGCCTAAGCAAGATCCTAACGAACTCACTATCAATGACTTAAATGCTATGAAAGTTATTATAGATATTGCAAGTTCACGCGGTGCATTCAAGCCAGCAGAAATGACAGTTGTTGGTCAAACATATACAAAACTGACTGCATTTTTAGAACAAGTTTCTAAGCAATCAGATAAGCAAGGAGCTTAATTATGCAATCATTAAAACATGTAGGTAGAATCAAAGCTACCGGAAAAAAGGTATTAGTAGCATACAGAACGATTCCAGGAGATGCGTATAGTGCTCTTGTAATCCCAACAGAAAGTCTAGCAGACGAAACACACAATGCACTAATCAATCTAGTTGAAAGTCCTGCTGCACAAAATGCCTACGAATTTGCAGAAGCATTAGATCGCACACAATTCCCCGACGGTAGTCGTATGTTACCTAATTTGCATGTCAGCGGTAAATTAATTAAGATCAGTACAAATCAAGTTGAAATGACTCCTGTTATTGGAGCATCAATTTTATTGTCTGAACTTAATCAGCTTATTGCAGAACAACGAGGAATCGCAGTTGACGAACTTCATATCAAACCTAATAGCGGTGATGCAGTTGAAGTTAAGGAAGTTGCCAGTGCAAAAGACCTTACTGAAACATATGATGTAAGTAAAACAACATCTGCAAGTGTTAACGAAGCACCTCAAACATTTGACTCAGTAGAAGCAGAAGCAAAATTCTATCGTAGTCAGGCAGATAAATTGGCAAAGGAAGCAGCAGCATTCCGCCGCCGTGCTGAGGAGTTGGCTCCGACCAAAAAATCAAAGTGATGACCGAGGGAAGAAGTCTTCCCAAAGAAGTCGTTGATTGTTGGCCAGAAGTATTCGGTGAGGTAAAATTAAATGTTTTGCCCTTACGGTATCTCCACGCGGTTCTTGTCACATTTAAAGACGGCAAAGTTTGGGAAGTTAAAATAACAAAAGAAGACCAAGAAAAGGGCTGGCATTCTCTAGAAGAATCTATCAGCGAGCTTTATAAAAACTACGAGAGTCGAATCGATAACATAGACTTTAGATTAGACACACAAAGTATTAAAAAAGACGTTGAACGAATAACTCAAAAATTTTTAAGAAAGAAAAAACTATGAAGGTAAAATTAATAAGTGTTAGCAAACCAAGTCGAGCTATGTACGACGAAGGGATTGGAGATGCTCAAGAACTTATTGCGTTTTGTGCAAGAGTCAGTAATCCTGCTAATCAGTTTAATTTAGAAACTAGTGAGAAATTAATTAGATATCTTGTAAAACACAAACACTGGAGTCCATTAGAAATGGTTAGTGCTTGTTTGGAAATTACAACTACTAGAGACATTGCTCGTCAAATCTTACGCCACCGTAGTTTTAGCTTTCAAGAATTTAGCCAGCGTTATGCAGACCCAACTGCCGAGTTAGACGAAGCGTTTGTACTTCGAGAAGCACGTTTTCAAGATACTAAGAACAGACAAAATAGTGTAGAACTCGATATGTCTGATGAAAATCAAAAACTATTAGCTATCGAATGGGAACGTGCTCAAAAACGTGTATTGTTTAGTGTTAAACAAGAATACGAATGGGCTATCAAAAACGGTATTGCCAAAGAACAAGCTCGCGCAGTTTTACCCGAGGGCCTTACTATTAGTCGTCTTTATATGAACGGAACATTACGTTCATGGGTGCATTTTATTGAACTTCGTTCAGGAAATGGCACACAAAAAGAACATATGGAAGTAGCACGTGAGTGTGCAAAAATTATTTCTGAAGTGTTTCCAATGGCAGATGAGTTTGTTCAAATAAACTCTTAAGCCAATCAAAATCATTAATCTTTAAAAGTGCCGGAATGTTTCCGGCATTTTGTTCTCCGTAGGATCGGCCGGCGAGTGCGCCTTTTATAGCATATTCACCGTAAGGCTGGTCTGCTCCAACACTACACCAGATTTTTAAACGAACCGCTGTTTCTGTATCAACTTGACCATTAATAACTTTACTGGCTAATTTACAACATTCCCTAAAACCGCTGCGCCAGGCACTAAATGGATCGGTATTAAATGCGGTAATATTGCTTACTTCTTCCATTGGAATGAAATAAGGACTAATGCTGGTACTCATGTCAGGATTGGTCAAGTCCATATTTAATGTAAGTTTCTTTGGTAGTAGCTTTACTCCGCCGTATCCATATTCTAATCCATTGATAGGATTTTTACTTCTCCATACATGTACGTGATCTCGTTGATGACTGGGCGGTTCGTAATCAAAGTTAAAAGAATCTAATACTTGTGCATCTGCATCAACAACCCAAAACATTTCAAAAAAACTTCTTTTTGCTGCTTCAATATGTGCTTGATGTATTCCTTTAACACCCCTAACGTGTTTTACTAAAGGAAATCTTTCTTTTAATTTTTGAAAGTTGTCTTCTGCAAATATTTCGTTATAACTTATAAAAATTATTTCAAACATGTTTACGTATTACCCGTGGAGTATTATTGTATACGGTTTTAAAAAATTTACTACCTGCTGGGTCTAAATTTGCAATTTCAATACCGCATTTTTCTCTAAGCTCGTTTCCGTAAAAATTAACCTGATTTGCTTTTTCTTCGTCCGATGCTGTTTCGTAATGTTCGTTCCAATAATTAGTTAGCCACTCAAAGTCTCGAACATTGCTATAATCCCAATCAGTACAATTGGTTAAAGCCGCACCTTCCCTGGCTCCCAGAATACTGTAAATCCCGTTTTTAACATCAGCGCCAACACTACACCATATTAATAATCTATGATAATTTTGCCACCAAGTTCTTTTTAGGTTAGTAACTTTAGCGCCTTGATCTAAACTCATTTTTACACCTTCCCTAAATCCGGCACGCCATGCTTGAAAAGGTGTTTCATTTGTAAAACTTTCACTATAGTTTTCATTGAATTGATAATATTTGTCATCAAAACAAAATTCAACTAGCCCTTTAGCATCGTTGGGATCTGAGTTTTCATGTGTACGCATATTGTTAACAAATTTACGAGTCCACAATTTCAAACCACCATTACCGTACATTAGCCCGTTAACATGAACTTTGCCGCACCAGCTAAAAACATGATCAGGTGTAAGTCCCAACTCTGTTAAATTAATCTCAACTTCTAAAAACTTTGGATCAACAATATTATCCGCATCCACTGTAACAAAATATTCTGTATCACTTAATGCTGCGCAGGCTTTATGCGCTGCATCACTTCCCTTAACTCCATGCACACGTTTTGCCCACGGAACTTTTGCACACAAGTCTGCATAATTTTTTTCCGCATTGGGTTCATCGTACGATAAAAATATAATGTCTTGCTCTATTACCTTAATATTATCCATTGACAATCCTTAAACCATAACTTTTTAATAATAATTTTGAACTAATCGAAATTTTATCTATTCTTGATTCAATATTACTTTCGAAAGGAACAACAACTTTTAAATCAGAAAGTATTAAATCTTGAATATTAATAAAAATAGTTCTTATTAAAAAATCAAAATCTTCTTCTAAAGTAACAAAAAAAACTAACTTAGGTGCTGCTGCTACGTTATAATAATCTTTACTGCTTTGATCTAACTGAAATTCCCATCGCTTACCTGGGCCATTCCAAGTGACCAAGCACTCGACATCTTCACTAGTTTCTTTAATCCATTCAAAGGTATTATTTTTAAAAGAATATCCGTGATCAGCAGCAGGAACTAAACCTAGATATGTTTTTCCGTTACTGTCTTTTTTATAGCCTACTAAAAAATCTTTAAATTTTAAATTGCCGTTTACAAAATCTCTTGCTTCTTCAAAAGTAACATTTAGGCTATATTCAAAAGACTTATCATCAAAATTGCTTACACCTATTATTTGTCCAGTTTTTCGATCATAATGTATATAATGAGTTAACTCAGCCATTAGCAAACCTCTCTAATTTTTCTATCATCCTCGTAGACATAAAACTCTTTTCTACATAATGAAATAACTTAGGTTGTTTTATATTACCAACAATTAATTGATTTTTAGAATTCAATACATATGGAACAGAATCTTGCCAACTTTCTGGCAAAAACGGCCAGTCTTGGAGACCAGTTTTCATATGTACAAATTTTACAGGGCTACATGTATCATTGACAGATTCATATAAACCAGATATTTCTATAGCTATGGCTGCAGCAAGATCTAAACTTAGCCAGTTTTGATAACTAACTGGAGCAAACTTTGTATACGCCCACTCCCAGTTGTTACACACAAACTCTAATGCTTTATAAAACGCCAGTGCATTATCAGAAAATTTAAAATAATGACAAGCTACATATGGATTAGTTAATTTATTATCAGTAAACGCTCGCCTGTAAACTGAATCGTGTTTAACTGGTTCTAATTTATAATTAAGAACGTTTGAGCAAAAGCTAATATCGTACTTGCTAAAGTAATTCCACCAATCTGATATATCTTCTAAAAAAATCATATCAGAGTCTAATACTATTGTTTCTTGGTATGGGGTAATGTGATATAATTTCCATCTGTGTTCTGCTCGATATCTAGTTTCAACAACAGAATCATTAATCCACGGTATTGGGATTACTTTATCAAATACTGCTTTTTGTTTTTTACTAAGTTTATCATTAGTTACAATGCTAACATTTTTAATTTCTTTTTGTGTTGCTTTGATACTTAACGCCAACGCATACGCCTGCTCAACATAATTACATTCTTTAGTATTTTGAGCGAAAATTAGAAAACCCTTATTCACTTGCGTTCCCCATTATTTCTCTTTCTAAACTAATTTTGTTTATTACATGTACATCTATACCTTGAGTTTTTGCTGCAATATACTCGCCCAGTCTATCTTTGGCTTGTAGTAAAAATTTTAAAGTAGGGCCATTTGCTGAAATTAGAATATCTCTATCTTCTATATAATTTAATTTTCCAGGTAATTCTGTAACAAAATCACCGTTCATTTTACCATTCATAATATGAATAGCAATGCTAAAGGCAAAGTCGTTTCTAAAATTACTCATTTCGATGTTATACAATATTCTAAAATAGAGCCAATTTTCTTTAATATACTCTACTAAATTAAAAAATGCCTCGGTAACAGGGTCCTTTTTAAATGTAAAAACTGTTGCCCAGTAAAAGGGAATAGAATACTGATTGATTCTAACAAAAGGTGTTGTATCTCGCCAACCTGTAAGATCAAAACTTTTTCTATAAATCTGAAAAGGAACATCTCGATGAATTACTGTTTTTAATTTATCAGAACAAATAACCATATCACTGTCTAATACTAGAGTAGTATCGTATGGTGTTAGATTGTAGGCTTTAAATCTAGTGCCGTTTTTCCATTCAAGTTTTTTACTACTTAAGGTACCGTCATAAAACAGTCTATTCTGAGAACTTTCAACTGGCGTAGATATTACTTGATCAAACGGATGGTTTGGATAATTTTTTTCTAACCAGTTTACATTATCGGTAATCAAACTTACAGGTATGTCTAAATATTTTTTTACACGTTTGGCACAAAAAACTGCGATTCTTGTATAATCGATACTTGTGTTATTGTGTGCGAAAATTAATGCGCCAACTGTCATAGGTCAACCAAATCAGCAATTTTTCTTTTTGATTTTAAGTCTGCAAACTTTATCGAATATTGATTCAACGCAGTCATATACTGCAATAAAATCTCATCAAAGAATTTTTGTACATCTGGAACTACGACAGGAAATCCGTTTACATCAATAAAAGGCACATCGTATGCATGACCCAGATCAATCATGCTTTTTGTAAAAGTAATTAGCTCTGGGCTAATTTTAAAAGTTCCGCCGTTTATATAATAAACTATACTTTGGTCAAACTCTTCTGCAATAATTCTACGCTGATTTGATAGCGTAGTCATATAGTTTGCTATTGCGAATGCTTTTTCTAAACGCTCATCCATAAGATAACTCCGTAATGTAACATAATACACTACTTTAATTATCTTGTCTAGACTAAACGGGGAATATTTTAGACAGCAATAGGTGTTGTACTACCAACCACTGCGGGCACAGAAACGTTAGTTGTGCTGGAAGCACGAACATATTCAACATAACTAGTTAGGGTTCCATCAACGTTTTCGTCAACACCAAAACCTGGATCTGGAGCCGAAACCGGAGCAGTTGAATCGTCCGCCCATGTTATTGTAAAAATTACTTTTTTCCTATCAACTGTATCGTTTACACGGGCAGTGATAAAATACTCGTTTTGCGAATAAAAACCTGAAGAAGGTGCTTCTTTTACAAAAATAAGGCTATCGCTCGTACCTAATTCATAAAATCCTGTACCAATTACTGTACCAATGCCAGTTGTTACTACATCATTATATCGCATCTTGATAGTGCCCATGGACAATAACATTGTGTACCAAGTAAGATTTTTATCGCCGGCAATTCTTGGAGAAAACTCAGACGAAAACCAAATTTCCCCGCCACTATTCCAAAAATATCTTGCGGCGTCTGCATTAGCCCACTCGGCTGTTACTGTCTGAGAAACTCGTGTATTCCAAACTGCTGATCTAATTTGGTTAGAAACTAAAGGTAATCGAGACGTATTTGATTCTGGTGCTGGGACAGTGAGGTGATTTGTATCTGCTGCATCCGCCATGTTTAAATAAGCAGCACGCCAGTTTTCTTTAACTTGGACGGCGGCAGTTGGAACTGGTAAATCAACGCCAGCAACGTATCCAACATCGCCGGGTGCTTTTGTCCCAATAGTTGTACCTGTTTGATGCTGACGAGCACGAACAATATCACTTCTTAAATTGTTCCACTGAGCAACAGTTACCTTACTATTTGCGCCAACTTGTGAACTAGCTAATGTTTGGCCGTAACCTTTAGTTCCAGATCCAGTGCCCATAACTAAAGCAATTTTAGATTGAATAACATTATAGTCATTAGCAATAATTAACGTATTTTGTCCGGCCATTATATAT